GGCTAACCCTAGTGCTGAGTACCTACAGATCATCCGTGCGACTGCTCATGATGCTGCCCGCGAGATGGCTGACGAGCTGGGCCTTCCGTATGCCAAGGCTGTCACCACGGTTAAACCTAGCGGCACTCTCTCGAAGGTCATGAGTACAACTGAGGGCGTACACAAACCTCTCGGTAAGTACCTGATAAATAACGTAAAGTTCAGCATCAACGACCCTCTGGTTCCCCGCTTGAAGGACGCTGGCTATCGACACTTTGCAGACCCCTATGCCCCTGCCGAGGCGATCATCTTCTCGTTCCCCGTATGTTGGGACACGGTGGAGTTCGATAAGGTAGACGGCAAAGAGGTGAACCTTGAGACCGCTGTCAATCAGTTGGATAGCTACAAGATGCTCATGGACAACTACGTGGACCACAACTGTTCGGTGACGATCAGCTACGATCCGTCAGAAGTCAAAGAGATCATCGAGTGGCTACTGGAGAACTGGGACACCTACGTGGGTGTATCTTGGATTTTCCGCAACGACCCCACGAAGACGGCCAAAGACCTTGGCTATCCGTACCTCCCGCAGGAGGTGATCACCCAAGAGGAATATGAGGATTACGTGGCGGAGCTTAGCGAAGTCGATCTGTCCTCTACCGACCTCATGGATGAACTTGATGACCCGGATTGCGCCACAGGTGCCTGTCCAGTTAGATAAATTCCCGGTAATGTGGAGAAAACCCATGGTTAAACAACCAGTTATCTCAAAAGATTTAATCGCGTACCTCGACCAAATATTTCCGATCATCGTCCCAGACGAAGCGATATCTGACCTTCACCGGATGAATGTAGTGATCGGTCATAGGCAAGTCTTGGACCATCTACGCGCTGTTAATGCACAACAAGAGGAAGACTCATATGTGTAACATCATGGCCGCTGTAGGTGGTATCGCACTCCTAGCTTTGCTTGGGGGTAATAAGAAGAAGAAGGAGCCGGAAGCTGCTCCCATGCTTCCTCAAATTCAGACGAAGTACAGCTCGGAAGCGAAGTCGCAAGCTAACATCAACCAAGGCCTCGCTTCGGACGCCTCTAGTGGTATTAGCACTTCGAGCGAAATCACTTCGTCTAAAGGAGCGTCTCCATCTGGTGGTAGTAATTATCGAAACCAGTTGAGTATTCCCTCAGTAGGGGGATCAAAGATCGGGTCGAAGCTACCAACTATTGGTGGCCTCGGTAGACAGAAGCCTGTGAATTTCTAGAGTGGAGAACCATATCACACTGGCTGGTTCTTATGGTATGCTGCAAGGCCCAAGGGATATATACTTGGGTCGAGCGCGTGAGGCAGCGGGTCTCACCATTCCTTCCTTGATGATGCAGGAAGGCTCCACGTCAGATACTCGTATTCACACGCCATATCAGTCTATTGGTTCGCGAGGGGTTAATAACCTCGCAGCCAAACTGATGATGGCTCTGTTTCCACCTAACACGCCGTTCTTTAAGCTAGGCGTCGATGACTTTACCTTGTTGGACCTCACGGGTGGTGACCCTACCCAGCGAGCGGCTGTAGATGAAAGCCTGCACACGATTGAACGTGCGGTCATCTCAGAGCTTGAAGGTGAGGGTATGCGTAACTCTCTACACGAGAGCCTGCGCCACCTGATCGTCACCGGGAACTACCTGCTGGTTCTTCCCAAGGACGGCAACTTGAAGGGCTACGGCCTCGACAAATTCGTTGTCTCACGTGACCCTCAGGGTCGCCTCAAGAAGGTATTGATCAAAGAACAGTTCTCCCCCGAGACCATGGACCCCGGCGTCCTACAGTCAGTGGGTTGGACTAATGAGTATGAAGCCCGTCCCTCCGGTTCCAATAAGAACGTGGACGTGTACACCTGCTACAAACTGCAGACCGAAGAAGGTAAGCAGCCACGCTGGGTGACATACCAAGAGATCAACGACGTGCTAGTCCCCGGCTCCGAAGGTAGCTACCCAAAAGATAGTCCCCCACTGATGGCCCTCCGCTGGACTGCTGTTACTGGTGAGAACTATGGACGGTCGCACGTGGAAGAACTCTATGGTGACCTCATGTCACTAGAGGCACTCCATAAGGCAATCCTAGATGCCTCTGCGGCTTCTGCACGTACACTCGTCATGGTGAACGCCAACAGTATGACCAACAAGGACCAAGTGGCTAAGGCCGCTAATGGTGCGGTCATTACTGGTAAGGCTTCCGACGTAGAGTTCCTGCAGGTGAACAAGGCGTCTGACCTCCGGGTTGCCGAAGCTACAGCCAATAAGATCGAGCAGCGTCTCGCAGCAGCTTTCATTATGGAGAGCGCCGCAACACGTAATGCTGAGCGGGTGACCGCCGAAGAAATCCGCCTGTTGTCCTCCATGTTGGAGAACGCTTTGGGTGGTGTGTACTCGGTACTGTCATCCGAACTTCAACAACCTCTGGTTAACCGCTTGATGTCCCGCATGCAGAAGCAGAAGAAGCTTCCGCAACTTCCTGAGGGTGTCGTTAAGCCATCCATCGTCACAGGCCTTGAGGCTCTGGGGCGTGGCCACGACCTCACGAAGTACGGCCAGATGATGCAAATGTTGATCCCTCTGGGACCAGAAGCACTCGCCATGGTGAACGTCGGAGACCTCATCAAGCGCCTAGCAACATCCCTCGGCATCGATGCTGACGGCCTGATCAAAACCCCTGAACAGATTCAGGCGGAACAACAGCAGGCTATGGAAGCACAAATGAGCCAAATGGTCATGTCCGAAGGTTTGGGCGCAATGCGCGACCAATCAAAACAACCAGATCAACCTAGTGAGTAAAACCTAAATGGGTGAAGTAATTACTAACACCATCGACACGAGTGCAGAGTCAGTGGGAAAAACCCCTGACCAACTCGTGCAGGAAGCCCACGACTCTGCGGCGGCTGAACAGGTCGCTGCGGAGCGTCCTGAGTGGCTCCCGGAGAAGTTCAAGTCTCCAGAAGATATGGCCCAGGCCTATAGCGCCCTCGAACAAAAGATGGGTTCAGGCGAACAGAAGCCAGCAGAAACCTCAGAGGCCCTTACCCCGGAGGCAATCCGCGAGTCAGGCCTAGACCTCACGTCTCTGGAGAGTGAATACCGCCAGAACGGTGAGCTGTCCCCTGAGAGCTACGAGGCCGCTAAGAAGGCTGGCTACTCTGAGGAAGTCGTTAACAACTACATCGAAGGTCAGCAGGCCATCGTGGAGCGCCAAGTGGGAGACATTGTGGCTACCGTGGGTGGTCGTGAGGGTTATGACGACTTGATTAGCTGGGCTTCCGACGCCCTTTCTGAGGGTGAGATTGACGCCTTTAACCGCACTATTGAAAGCAATGACGTGGACAGCATCAAACTGGCCGTGAATGGCCTTCAAGCTCGACGGAACTCGGGCGCACCAAATGACCCTATTCGACAGGTTGAGGGTGGCCAAGCGCCTACCGCTGACCGCTTCGAATCATGGGCGCAGGTGAAGGAAGCAATGGCTGACCCCCGGTATTCCACCGACCCTGCCTACAATAATGCAGTTGTCCAGAAGCTCGGACGCTCGCAAATCTAAGGTAAACAGATGAACATCTACACGGGGCCACGGGCCTATAGAATTAACGATAAGTCCGTCCCCGCTAGTGTGCGTCTATACAATCCGGGAGCCATCGGTAAGACCAAGGATGGTCACGAACACCGCTTTGGAGCACTCGCCTCCGCTAATCTCCCGGCGTCTGATGGATCGCAGCTACCTACTCCCGCATTCGATACGGTGTATGGTGGCTGCGCATACTTCGGACATTACATAATCCGTCGTGCGGAAGTTAAGCCGGGGCAGATTAGTATTTCCTCGATCATGAAGGCCTACTCTACTGGACACTCGGACGTTTACGGCAACACCGTAGCCCGAGACACCGGGATAGGCCTCTATGAGCCTGTAGACCTATGGCATGACCCTGACGGCTACCACAAGGCCTATAAGATACTGCTCTCCATGGGGCGCTGGGAGGCAGGCGGTAGGTCCAGATCAGCTCCCGGATATGAGGCTTTCAACCGCGTGTATAACCAGCAGGACCAAGCAGTCATCGATGAGATGTATTGGGGGCTGGTACATGGAATGCGAGAAGCGTGGCGTGACAAGGGTTACACCATCGAGAGAACTCCCGAGGAGTGGGGGTATGTTGCACCTGAGGAACCTCAGGATGTTCCCGTCGAAGAAGACGAGGAACGCATCGACCCTACTAAAGATCCACTGTTGGACTTCTTCTCTGGCTACAAGACCCTCGTGACGGGAACCTTGGCGTTCATCTCAGCGTTCTTCACGAACATCTTTGACACCCTAGGCTTAGCCGAAGCTGAGAAGTACGGGACGCTCGCCATGCAGGCGTTCTTGATTCTCGCTGCGGTTTTCCTTGCGGTGAAATTCTGGAAACGCCTAGAGGCCATGCTCGCACGAAGGGTGCCGAAGAAATGACTAGAAAAATAATTGAATGGATCGACGAGAGGGTGAAGGCCCTGCTGTTCATCCTTGGCGGCATGTTCCTGCTGGTCTTCTGGGCTAGGCGGGATGCCGTGGAACGACACAAGGACAACACGGATGAAACATCCAACAGACGGCTTGGCGATGCTCTCGATGCTAGCTCCGATAGCAATTCTATTGAGCCTGCTGATCTTTCTGAGCGCATGCGCTCCAAAGGTTGGTTCAGGGATTAGGGCTGCATGTTCTGCTTGGGAGACTATCTATGCTCACCCAGCGGATACTCTAGGGACTGTCCGACAGGTCTATGTCAATAACGTAAGACAAGAGGAGTTCTGTCGTGGCGTCCAAACGTAATTATCGTAAAGAATACGACAACTATCAATCTAAGCCAGAACAGCGCAGACGTAATGATGCTCGTAAGAAGTCTCGTCGCCTGATGATCAAGAAGAAGGGTAAGAAAGCCCTCGCTGGCAAGGACATAGATCACAAAGATCGCAACCCAAAGAATACCTCCTTCAGCAACCTTCGCATCCAGTCGAAGAAGACGAATCGCTCAAGGAACCAGTAATTTAACTCGGGGATATTTATTTCAAGTCCCCACCCCGTTGCCGCTCTTAAGTGGAACGGCCTGCAGACGTGCAGAATTACATACCCCAAGACAAACAAAGAATACCGATGGGCCGCTGCGGCGACAACCCTGAGAGACGCTGAGTTAACTCGCGGGGGCATGCTCTTTCAAATACTGAATATCTCAAATAAAGGATTACTACAATGGCCCAGACGGGTACTCCAAATCCGGCTCAGGTAGCTAACTTTCCAGCGTCCACCAATGGCGCTAACACCTACGCTACTAGCCGTGACCTCCTGCTCAAAACCTTTGGCGGTGAGGTTCTCAAACACTTCGATGAGAAGTTCTCTCTAAAAGACAAAATCCGCGTTCGCACCATCTCTGGTGGTAAGACCGCACAGTTCCCCGGTATTGGTCAAGCTACTGCTGAACACTTTACTCCGGGCAGCGAGATCATTGGTCAGGCAATGAAGACTGACGAGAAGACCATCACCATTGATGACTTCTTGGTTAGCTCCGTGTTCCTGAACAACATCGATGACATGCTGACTCACTTTGAGTTCCGTGCTGAGTATTCCAAGCAGATGGCTCGCGCACTTGCACTCACCTGTGAGCGTACCTTGTTCCAGATGGCTATCCGTGACGCTCGCCTCGGCGACCAGTTCAACGCCGCTCAGGTTCCCGGTGTAGACACCCCATACGCTGCTGCTACTGGCGCAGGTAAGGGTATTGTAGACATGGAGAACGCGGTGACGAAGCACGTAGGTGCATCCGCAGGTGCGGCTGAACTCGTGACCTCTGCGTTTGAAGCTGCTGCTTACTTCGATGAGCACGACATTCCGATGGATGGTCGTCACCTGTACGTGTCTCCACGAGTCTACTACAGCCTTATCAACCAGAACGATAAGACCATTATCAACTCTGATTTCTCTGCTGGTAACGGTAACTACGGTGACGCGGTAATCTACAAGGTTGCTGGCTTTAACATCGTGCCTACCAACCACCTCGCTATCGATGGTACGGCCAACACGAATACTGGCCCAGACGGTCGCACTCCTCTGAACGCACCTGCTGGTGGTTTCGGTCAGGATTACGCTACTGACGCCTCCGACAGCCTCGGCATGTTCATGCACACCGAAGGCCTCGGCATGGTTAAGCTGCAAGACCTCACTACTGAGTCTGAGTACTCCGTGGCGAAGCAAGGCACCTTGCTCGTATCCAAGCTGCTCATGGGCGCTGCTACGCTCCGTCCAGACTGTCTGTACGAAGTTCGTAAAGCTGCTGACGCGGCATAATTCTAGAGGGGCGTCCATTAAGGGCGTCCCTTTACATCCCCATCGAAAGGCAGGCTAATGCTTATCCCATGGACTAAACTAGAGGCTGTTAACTCAATGTTGGCAGCGGTGGGCGAAGCGCCCATTACAAACCTGCAGGACGACTTGGCGGAAGCTGAAATTGCTATCAGCACCCTTGACGACACCTCGCGGGAAATCCAGTCGAAGGGCTGGTCGTTTAACACTGAGTTAAACCGTGAGATGAACCCTACGACTTCCGATGAAATCCTTCTCCCGGTTAACACTCTGCGTATCGATGCCGTTCAAAGTGAGAATGGCTACACGGACTTCACCCGTCGCTACACCAACCGGGGCGGTAAGCTGTACGATAACAACCTGCGGACCTACACATTCACCAAGAAGGTGACCCTAGATCTGGTCCTAGGCCTGGACTTCAATGAACTAACCGAGAGCGCCAAGCGTTTTATCGCTGCGGATGCAACCCAGCGGTACATGACGATCATCCTCGGGTCAGACGCCGACCTCCAGCAGATGCAGCTACTCGCTAGTCGGGCGCTGATTCAGATTGAACATGAGGAAGACGTGCTCAGTGACAATAACATCCTTCGCGAACAGCCTTTGCTGAACTTCGCGTCGTTACGTACACGGATTTTATAGATGCAGATCAGTGACCATATTCCAAACCTCGTTGGAGGTATCACCCAGCAGCCACCTGAGACGCGCATCAAGACTGCCTGTGAGGAGATGGTCAATGCGTATCCCTCGGCTGTCCAAGGGTTATCCAAGCGACGTGGCGCTCAGTTTGTAGCCTCCATGTCTTCCGCTGCCCTTGGCACCACAACCTTCATGCACACCATCGACCGAGATGCAGCAGAGAAGTACTTCGCCATGGTGAACAGCGACGGAACCGTTGAGGTATATGACCTTGCGGGTAACGCACAGACCATCACACTCTCCGGCCTCTCACAATCCTACCTAACGTCCACTGACCCCTCTACAGATATTCGAGCGGTTACTGTAGGTGACTACACGTTCCTGACCAACCGGGGCGTCACGGTGCAGACACAAGCCACGAGCGAAGATCGGGCCAACCCGTCGCTGAACCAGTCGGTTCACGTCAAGACCCTGAGTAGTGGTGACCAGTACGTCGTAACCCTTGGGCATGACCGTGTGTTAGCCAATGGTGATATCGAGTCGTTCTACTACACGGCCACCTCAAGTACCGTTTATAGTTATACCTCGGGGGCCAACACGTATCTCGTTAAGGCGGGACAAACCACGGTTGTGAACGCCTCAGATATCGCTGCAGACCTCGCCACTGGTCTTACTGCTACGCAAGTCCTCGTGGATGCTGACGCTGTATCCTTCGACTGGGATTTAACCTCTACTTCCACTACGAATAACTCGCTGGTTGAAATCAACAGCAACCAAGACTTCTACATCGTGGAAGTACGTGGCCCCTCCTCCTCAGAGATCAGGGGTGCCTCCAAGAAGGTAGTAGACTTCGATGATCTTCCCGACCGTGGCTCTCGTGGTCAGGTGGTACATGTCACCGGGCAGACCGATGATCCAACCGACGATTACTTCGTGGAATGGGATGGATCGCGGTGGACCGAATCTGTGGCTCACTCAGAGCGTGAAAGCCTCGACCCTAACACCATGCCTCAGGTTCTAATCAGGGCTAGCGATGGTACATGGTCGTGTACTCCACACACTTGGGCAGGCCGCTTAGTGGGATCGGCAGACAGTAACGAGACCCCTAGTTTCGTAACGCAAGAGATCAATGATATCTTCCTGTTCCAAGGTCGCCTCGGGGTAACCGCTGGTGAATCGATTGTTATGTCCGAGGTGGATTACCTTGAGCAGTTCTATCGGTCTACTTGTGTGCAACTCGAAGATGACAACAGGATCGACGTACAGCTCAACTTCGGGCGCGTGGAGATACCTCACTCAGCTCTGGCGGTACAGGATGAACTTATCATCTTCACCGATAAGGGCCAGTTTACGCTCTCTGCGAACGGCACCTCGTTGACCCCTAAGACAGTCTCAGCGAAACAGATCGGTGACTTCGAGACCTCCCCTAACGTGAGGCCTCATGCAATCGGTAAGTCGGCATTCTTTACGACCGAACTTGGTGGTTACACACAGGCCCGTGAGTTCTTCCTTGGTGAAGCTGCGGATGATCGACTGTTGTCCTCGGACCTGACCATCCAGTGTCCTCAGTTTGTAACTGGCGATGCTCGCTACATCCAAGCCTCACGTGACCATAAGGCTGTCTTCGTGTTGAACCGTGCGGACCCCGGAACTATTTGGATATACAAGTTCGAGTATGACGGCCAAGAAAAGGTTCAGTCGGCTTGGTGCAGGTGGGACTTAGGGATTGGCGATATCGAGAGTATTGGCCTGTATCAGAACTATCTGTACTGCGTGTCTTCCCTCGGGACGGAACGCGAGTTGACCAAGATTGATATCCGAGATCAGCCTGACCTAATTGGCACAGAACTCATGCGTCTTGATATGCAGGTAGTGCCAACAACCACGTATTACGCCAACGGTGTATCCGGCACTGGCGACCCTGAGACACGCCTTGATCTTCCCTTCGATGGGACGGACCTTGTAGTGGTATGGGATTTATCCAGCGGCTATACCATCCCGGTTGATCGCTACACCAGTGGTGGAAACCTCTTCATTAAGGGTGATTACTCCGCCGCTGACGTGATTGTAGGTATTCCCTACGATATGAGCGTCAAACTATCTACCATCTATCGCCGCGCCCCTAAGAAACCTGAGGGAGAGATCGTGGTTACTGATGGGCGGTTGGTAGTTAACTACCTCAATATAGCCTACACCAGTAGCGCTACTTTCCAAGTCGAAGTCTCTAGTCGGGGCCGCTCGACCAAGACTTATTATGCAGGACCAAGGGCTGGTTATGTCGATATGACC